GCACGGGTAATTCGAACCCCGATAAAATTCTAGCGGGTGAAGTTTGAAATGGGTTCCGCTTTAACAAAAATTGAGCTAGCGAGATTGTTGGATATTTCTGACCGGCAAGTGCGTAAATTAGCCAAGCTGGGCATGCCAACGAACAGCCTGGAAGCCGCGCAGAGCTGGCGTTCCAGCCGAATGGACGCAACTCAAGCCAAAGGAAACCGTATTGATGGAAATCCGGGAAAGAAGGCTAAACAGCAACCGGAACATGCGGAACAAAGCGGAACTGGAACATCCGAAAAACCGGAACACGTGATCAGTGAAGAGAATGATGGTAACGGCGATTTCTGGAAAGCGCGAACGCTACGGGAACAGAGCCTGGCCATCAGGGAAAAGGCCGAAACGGAACTGTATCTAGGCATGCTTGTTAAGCGCGAAGACGTTGAGCGCGCAGTCTCGGCAATCATGCGGCAAATGCGGGATGGTCTGGTCAATTCATCCCGACGCATGGCTGCTGAACTCGCAGTATTAACTGATGCTGGTGAGTGTGAAAAGGTGATCGATCGCGAGCACCGAGCTTTGCTCGATACCATGTCACGTGGCTTCTCGGAGAAATTCAAGTAATGGATGGTTTTGTCACCGTTCACCTTGCTGCTTCCCGCGCGCTGGAGCCTGATCTCGATGTCACCGTAGACGAATGGTCCGACCGGTTCATGGTCATTCCGAAGTCTTCCGGATCGAACGAATACGGCCCATACCGTACCAGCAGGACGCCTCACGCGCGCGAGATCATGGCATGCCTTTCTGATGTTCATCCTTGTAAGCGAGTTGTGGCGAAGTGCGCCTCCCAGATGATGAAGACTCAAATCGCTCTCAACTGGCTCGGCTCGACTATTCACCAATCCCCCTCTAATTTCCTATGGCTTGTTCCTACAGGCAAGCTACACAAGCGTAGTGCAGGCCGGATCGACAAGACTTTCGCCGCGGTTCCCGTCCTGAAAGAGCGTGTAGCGCCTCCGCATAGTCGGGACGCGATGAACAACATGGACACGAAGGAATATATCGGCGGGACGCTGTTTATCGCCACTGCCGGCGCAGCTGCAAACCTGTCCGAAGTCCCCGCCAGGAGGGTCTATGTCGACGAGGTAGACCGGACGGAAGCGAATGTGAACGGGGAGGGCGATCCGATAAAACTGGCGGAAGCGCGGCAGACGACCTTTGACCGGAACCGGAAGCTGTACTGTTCCTCATCTCCGACAATCGAGGGGGAATCGAAGATCGATGACCTCTACCAGCAAGGAACGCGGCGCGAGGCCCTGGCTGAGTGCGTTCATTGCGGCCACATGCAGACACTCGAATTCGAAAAGCTGCGAATGTCGGAGGATGGGCAGAACGCTCTCTATCCCTGTGCGGAATGCGGCGGCGTGATGTATGAGCCGGACAAGACGCGCATGTTCGCGAAAGGAGCGTGGACAGAGGGCGGGCCTGGGGATGGCGAGACGGAATCTTTCACCATTTCCGCAATGTTCCTGCCCTATGGCTGGTTCCCATGGAAGGGCCTCATAAAAGAGCATTCAGCGGCAAAGGTTGCGCTCGAACAGGGCGACGAATCCCCGATGATTACCTTCTACAACACCCGGCTTGCGCGCTGTTGGGAGCGCGCCAAGGAGCAGACGAAATACGATGAATTGATGAATCGGGCCGAAGATTACCGGCTAGGAACTGTGCCTGGAGGCGGGGTGTTGCTTACCGCGGCGGTAGATACTCAGAATGATCGCTTGGAATTTAAAGTGGTGGCTTGGGGCGAAGGATTGGAATGCTGGATAGTCGATTATCAGATTGTTCATGGCTCGCCTGCTGAGAGTGAGACGTGGGGTCAGATTGACACGATGTTATCGGTTAAATATCGGCATGAACTTGGATCGAAATTGGGGATCAGCGCTGCGTTTATAGATTCCGGTGGCGGCGCCACCCAAGATGTCTACAATTTCACGCGGAAAAAACAAAGAAGGAAAATCTTTTCAATTCGCGGAGGCTCATCATATAAGGAGTCCGCGATATTGCCAACCCGTCCTTCTTCTGTTGATGTCAATTACCGTGGGGAGTTTATAAAAAAAGGGGTCAAGGTATGGGTAATAGGCACAAAGACAGCAAAAGATTATCTTGCGGCCCGATGGAAGAGGGTTTCTGGTCCTGGTGCGATCCATTTTTCAAATGATTTGCAGGAGTCATATTACAAACAACTGACTTCAGAGTACCGGACTAGCAAAAATAAAGGTGGATACAAGATTGTACAGTGGGAAAAAAAGACAGGAGCGAGAAACGAGGCTCTAGATTTGATGGTGTATAACCTGGCAGCAGCTCACATGCTGGGTCTTTACGACAAACCAGAGGACTGGTGGAGGAAACAAAAGGAAAAACTGTTACCAATTCATATCGAGGAGGTAAAGCCCGAGCCTGTTCCTGAAGTATTCCCCGATGACCCGCCAGCAGAGAAGCCGCGAGTGAAAGCGCGGCCACGCCGCAGAAATTTCGTTAAAGGATGGTGATGGCCGAGAACGACATCGTTAAAGACATTCTGGCGCGAGTCCAGGAGTTCGTTGGTCCGCTCTTTTTCACAAACAAAGATGCTCAGAGGCTTGAGCTGGATATCAAGAACGACTGGGGCGGCGACAAGCCCACTATAAACACAGCTCGCCAAGCCAGGATAGATTTAAGAAACAAGAATGTCATCGACCGATGGGATTCCGGTGTGAAGCTGAACGAAATCAGCCGTGAGTTTCATATCAGCAAAAGGATGATCTATCGGATACTGGATAAGCACCGTAGGTTGTGACACAGTTGCCCTTACTTATGACATTGACAGTCATGCATGATTTGCCTCATGACTGTCGAAATCCCTACCTCAGAGCCTACGCGGTTTCGCGCTGGCGATACCGTCGCATGGACAAAATCCCTTGCTGATTTCCCCGCATCTGATGGCTGGATTCTGCATTACCGATTCATCAATCAAAGCCACAAGATCGACGTTACCGCAACCGCTTCAGGTTCGGATCACCTTGTTTCTATCGCTGCCGCCGTTTCCGCTCTCTACATTGCCGGTGACTATACCTGGGCAAGCTGGGTAACAATCGGCTCCGACCGGTACACCGTCGAAACGGGGCGGCTAACCATCCTTCCGGACCTTGCCGCTGTCACAGCCGCCGGTTTTGACTCCCGCAGCACAGCCAAGAAGACGCTTGATCTTTTGGATTCAGCGTTGCTCACGTACGGCGCTAACGCCTGGACGCAGGAGTATTCCATTGCCGGTCGGACGATGCGTTTCCGTTCCGCGGGAGAGTTTATGTCTCTCAGGTCCAAACTGAAGCTGGAAGTGTTGCAGGAAGAAAACGCGGACAGGATCAAGAATGGCTTTCGCCCGCGCAATCGGTTGAACGTGAGGTTTTGATGGGCATATTCAGCCGTCTTTTCAAAGGCAGCAAGGCCAAAAGGCGCTTCGAAGCAGCGAAATTTAACCGTCTGACGCATTCATTTCTTCAGGCCGAGCGCAGCATCAATACCGAATTACGCGGCGATCTGGACGCTCTGCGGCGCAGGGCGAGGCATCTGGCAAAGAATGAGCCTATGGCGAGAAAGTATCTCGGTATGGTCTGCGCAAATGTCGTCGGGACAAATGGATTCATGCTCCAGTGCCGGTCTTTGATGCCCAGCGGGCAGCAGGATGGATTGGCGAATACCGCGATTGAAACAGCGTGGTATGACTGGTCACGAGCGATAAATTGCGACGTATCGGCCAAGATGTCCTTTCCTGACTTCTGTCGTGCGGTTATGCGCGGGGTCGCGCGTGATGGAGAGGCAATAGTCCGGATTCGTCTGGACGCAGAGAACGCATACGGCTACGCCCTGCAATTTCTCGATATTGAGCGGCTTGATACGACCTTGAACCGTGAGGCGTCGGGCGCCAAGAACGCGATCTCAATGGGCGTCGAGATTAATGCGGATACACGGCCTGTTGCGTACCACATCATCACGCAGTTTCCTGTAATGGGCGATATTTCGTCCAAAAAGACAGCGCGAATTCCGGCGGAAGAGATCATTCATCTATTTGTGACGGACGATCCGGAGCAGGTTCGGGGCATTCCCTGGATGCATGCCAGCATGATCCGGATGCATCACTTGGGAGGGTATGAAGAGGCGGCAATCATTGCGGCTCGTGTCGGCGCGGCAAAAATGGGGTTTTTCACTACCCCGGACGGAGACGCAACCCCACTGTCCGATGGGGAGGATGAAGATCAGGTGCCCTTCACCGAGGCTGATCCCGGTCAATTCGGCGTGCTGCCTGAAGGCGTCCATTTCGAGAAGTTTGATCCGGATTATCCCCATGCCATGTATGACACCTTCACGAAGGCGGCGAAGCGCGATATTGGCTCTGGCCTGAATGTCTCCTATCACTCGCTGGCGAACGATCTTGAGGGCGTTAACTTTTCGTCTATCCGCAGCGGCACGCTCGAGGAGCGCGATGAATGGATGATGGTGCAGGGATGGTTTATCAGCCAGTTCCTTGAGCCTGTCTATGAAGGATGGCTGAGAAGCGCATTGCTTAAAGGCGCGATAGCTATGCCGAACGGCTCAGCGCTGCCCGCTGCAAAGCTTCAGAAATTTATGGCCCACGAGTTCATGGGGCGACGCTGGTCCTGGGTAGACCCGATGAAAGATGTGCAGTCTTCAGTCCTCGGGATGGATAAGGGGGTTGCGAGTCCATACAAGATCGCCGCTCAACAGGGGCAGGATGCAGAGGACATATTGGATGACATAGCGCGATTCCAGAAGGCAGCAAGGGAAAAGGGTGTGATCTTGGCAAGCAGCACGCCGGTTGTCGAGGAAGATAAAACCGAACAGAAACCTAAAGGAGAAGTAAATGGCTAAATATTCACATGCCGACGTTCTTGACGGCGGTCTCAATGCAATAAAGAACAGCTGCACGAAGATGTTGCTCATCAAGGCTTACTCTGCCGCAGACAGCTACGCGACCGTTACCGGCAACAAGATAGCGGAAGTCACGATGACGAGTACCGATTACACGCTTTCCGGTTCAGACGGTGCGGCTCGTGTCTGCACCACGGCTACGAAGAGCGCCACGGCTTCGGCCAATTCAGGCGCCACACCGAATCTGCATATAGCCTTTACCGATGGCTCCAGCAAGGTGCTGTGGGTTACCGACGAAACCAGCGACCAGGTTGTGACCAGCGGGAACACGGTTAACTTCCCGGCTCTGACCTACACCAGCGGACAGCCAACATGATTAACGACATTCTGATATCTGAGGGTTATTACTGGGCGCTGTATTTCGGAGTGGACGATACCGATTCTCTGGTAAAGCGGGTTACGGTTGTTGAATTGAACCCAGGAGGGTCCACTGCGTTGCTGCGATTTTTTGAAACCGGCACGCAGAATGTCATCTATTCGCACGAGTTCGCTGCTGCGGAAGTTGTAGATTTGCCGGAAGAGAATTACGTTCCGTATAGCACCAGGACTGCCACGGTCCCGGCGACGGGAGAAGAGGTTACAGTTATGGCCGGGCCTGACTATCAGTTCTGATGGCATCGACCAAGGTACAGAGCGCTCTACAGTCTGCCGGGAACAGCAAGGCTTTCGCCGGCAATGTAACTGCCGGGAACCTGCTTACCGCACGCATTGCTTGGCAGGGATCGGCGGGAATAGCGCTCAACTCGGTAACGGATAGTCAGGGCAACACCTGGACGATTCATGGCGGTACGCTGCAACGCCACCCGACGTTGACGCAGTACATGCAGATAGCATCCTGTATTGCGGGATCGTCTGCGGCCTGTACTGTCACTGCTACGCTTTCATCCGGTGCCGCGAAAGCCATAGCAATAGACGAGTGGAATAATGCTTCTGGAGGATTAACATTTGACGTAGGCAGCGCCAATTCCGGAACAAGCTCAACCCTAAATTCCGGAAACGCTACCACAACCGCTGCCAATGATCTGGGTATCGGGATGTGCGCAGCGGACGCATCGCTTGGCGGTGCGTTTATTACTCCAGATTCTGGGTGGACAGACCAGACGAGTTATACCCCGTATTGGTATGCAAATGATTTGTACCAGCTCGATCTGGGCCCGGCTGGGCCAGAGAGCGCAGGCGAAACACTTGTTTCCGGCGCATCCAAGAATTGGATGGCGAATTTCGCCGCGTTCAAAGTTTCTGCTGGCGGGGGCAGCATAACGCTTGTCGGGTCTAATTGCTCACAAGGGAATGCGGCCAGTACAGCGGGAGTTACCCAGGCGCACGCGCTATCAGGGGCGAACTCTGCTCAGGCAAACACTGTAGCAGTTGGCTCTGCAACTCAGGAGCATGCGCTTACCGGAGACGCAAGTAACCAGGACAATACAAGCGCTTCCAGTTCGGTAAGCCAGGAACATTCGCTCACTGCTTCGGCAAGTAGTCAGCCGAACACCGCTAGCACGGGCCCGGTAACGCAAGGGACCTCATTCATTGGAGCGTCTTGCGATCAGGGCAATGCGAGCAGCGCTGGCGCTATCGCTCAATCGCACGTTCTGGCAGGTGCCGCATCGGCACAAGGTAACGCAAGTAGCGCGGATGGGGTATCTCAAGATCATGCGCTCGCCGCTTCAGGGGCTTCTCAGGCGAATGAAGGAGCGGGGGGCGCGATAACCCTCGGGGTTGCGGTAAATCTCGTAGCATCGGCCTCTACGCAGGCAAATAGAGGCAGCACAGCAGCAATAGGTCAGACTCATGTTCTGATTCACGCGCCGAGCGTGCAGGACAACATCGCGGCAGTATCTGCAATTGTTCAGGCTCATGTTCTGGCTGCGGAAAATTGCGTTGAAGCCAACTTATCCGCAACCGGGGTGATAACTGGCGCCGTCCTGGCTTCTGCAAGCCGCACTTATGCCGTCCCGGTTGAAGAAAGAATATTTGCCATCCCAGCAGAAAACAGGACCCTTAGGGTGATCCAATGACCTCATTTGTTGTAAACGCCGACGGCTGGCCCGTGATTGACAAGGATCCCGATGCGGTTCTCGATTACACGATTGACTGGACCGCCTGGCTCGCTGATGTGTCGGATTCGATCTCAGATAAGACGGTGACAGGAAATGGCGTGACCGTGGGTACCGCAAGCAACACCTCAAACACGGTGACGGCATGGGTCAGCGGCGGAGTTGTTGGCCAGATGCCATCTATGACAGTACACATCGTCACCACCGGCGGCAGGGAGGATGATCGCACGATTTACTTCAACATTAAGGAGCGATAGATGATAGTCCGGTTCGTAAATCGCACTCAGATCGGGTCAGTTGCCTACGAGAAAGGAACGGATGCAGATGTCGACAACGGGACCGCCGAAATTCTTAGTCGCGCCGGGAATGCGGTGATTACCGGAGCCGGGTCAAGGGCTGTCGAGGCAGCGTTCGCGTTTGACTCAATCGGCAATGCGATAGGGGTAATTGACCCAGCAGGAAACATACTGTCGAGCCGGGCCCATCCATATTATTTCTTCCATGGTTACGCTGGGGGGCAGGTAGCCGGGGATTCTGTTTTTTTTGATATGGCAGCAGGAAATCACGGTGTGCGCGGCGCCAATCTTTCCGATGCCAGCGCATTTGCAAATGCCGGATACGTATCGACGGTAGCGCCGTCCGGGGCGAATACAGACTCCTGTCTTCGGATTCCGGGACTGAATTTTGATTATGCGGGTGGCGAGAAATTATTTATTTTCTGGCGCGGAATAGCTGCGGGCAATGGTTTGGGCGCAGAATCGGCAATCATGGGCGATGGCTGGGGCACTAGCACAGCGGGAAGCGGACAACGCGGGGTGCAAATAAGAACCACGATCCTGGGCAAAGTTTATCTCGTGCTGTACGGCGCAACTGGCGGCGTTGGAGCGGGATCCACGGCGGTTACCTTCGACGGGACAAATCCCCATGACTTTGCTTTCGTGATTGACGGCGAAAACAAAAAATACGGTATGTGGGTCGATGGCGTTTTCGAGCCGAACCATGCCAATACGTACCAAACTTTTAGCTCCGGCACTGTCTTTGATACCAGGAACGGCAATACTTTTAATTTAGGATCGGCGCAGGCATCTCCTGGGACGCTGACACAACCGCAGGGCGGGGAAGCGACGAAGATACGTGCTTGCGTAATCATCCGCCTCCCAGCTTCTTATACAACTCCAACCGTGGCCACAGTGACATCTGCTATCCAGTCGCTTCGTGCCAATCCCGGGAAACCTCTTCTGGCAAACGCGCTATGACATTACTTATATCGGCTTTTGATAACCCAACCGCTGATTTCTCCGTCATACAGGGTCTTTCCGGCAATGGGCAAGTAGTCGCCGGGGCGTCTTATCCGCAAGGGATTCCGGGCGTTCTGACTATTGAAAACGGGATAATGCGGGCGTTCCATGCCGACGATCATGCGTCTACTTCTGGACCCCGGACTGAGATTTACCTCACTCCTGATTCCTACAGCGCCGAAAGCTGGGTCGTATGGGAGTTTATGCTTCCCGGTGCTTACTGGTACGATTTTACGGGAATAGTAACCATCGGGCAGTTCCATGATAGTCCGGATGGATCCGATTCAACGCCTCGACAGCCAAATTTTATGCTGCAATTCAACAATCGGAATTTGCAGGTAGTGTGGCCATCAGCTGTGTTGCCGACCGAGGTTTCAGCCTCTAGACAGGTTTCAGCGATTCCGCTGGAATTGGATCGCTGGTATCAGGCGTGCATCCATTTCTTGTGGAAAGATACCACAACCGGATTCCGCGAGGTATTTGTTGATCGTGTACCCGTCTACCGGGAATGGAATGTCCCTACGTCTTATACGGATACCGTGGCCCCTTATTTCAAACTCGGCTTGTACATCACGAATAATGGCGACCTGGCGGGTGACAAAGTTAATTACGTCCGCAATCTTAAAAGGTATTCCGGACTCGAAAGTCACGCTAACGTGATGGGTGGCGTCCCAATATCTCGCCAAACAATTTCTCAAATATAGTGACATAGTTGCCCTTACTTATGTCGCAACCCATACGGCACCATGGCAATCATGGAGCCAATCAAATCTCTCAAACCTGGAACTAAAGCCAAGCGAACGTTTGCGCTTGATCGTTCCAGCATCAACCAAGATACCCGAACGATAGACCTTTCCTTCTCCAGCGAGACGCCGTACGAGCGCTGGTGGGGGATAGAGATTCTTGATCACGGAAAGAAATCAATACGGCTCGACAGGCTTACGTCTGGCGGGCCGCTGCTGGTAGACCACGACACGCGGGACATTGTTGGAGTAATCGAATCTGTAAGCATCGATACGTCCTTGACTGGGCGGGCAGAGGTGCGTTTTGGAAAAAGCGCGCGAGCAGAAGAGGTTTACCAAGATGTTCTGGACGGCATTCGCCGCGGCGTGAGCGTGGGCTATGTGATCCATGACGCAAAACTGGTGGAAACCAAGGATGGCGTGGACACATGGCAAATCACTGATTGGGAGCCTCTCGAAATCAGCCTGGTTTCTGTTCCCGCCGATCCAACTGTCGGCGTGGGCAGAGCAATGGACGAGGAAAGCCCGATCATCACCAAATCCCCTATACCCAAGGAGCAAAGAATGAGTGAAGTAACCTTGACTGCTGCTGATATAGCGGCAGCGGAAACCCGTGCCCGCGACGAAGCGCTGAAAAGCGAGCAAAAGCGCACGAATGAAATTCTGATAATTGGTCAAGAATACGGCGCGATGGACCTGGCCTCGAAAGCCGTGCGTGACGGCATCGGCCTGCAAGAATTCCAGCGTCAAGTGCTGGAAGCGCGCAAGACCGGAACGATTACGTTCGGTCAAGCTGCTCGCACCAAAGACAATCTGGCCGACGACAAAAAGCTCGGCTTCCGCAATCTCGGGCACTTCTGCGCTGATGTGGTGCAGGCTTGTCGCACTGGCGGGAAGATATCCGAAACCCTGACCCGCGCCGCGTCTGTGTATGCCAACGAAGGCTCTGGCCCGGACGGCGGCTATGACGTTCCTCCTGAATTCGCGCAAGGCATTTCCAGCCTGGCTCTGTCCGAGGAATCGCTACTCTCGCGCGCACAGAATATCCCGGTAGAAGGGAATTCCATGTCCTTTACGGACAGCGAAGCCACGCCGTGGGGAAGCTCCGGCGTTATCGCGACATGGGATGGCGAAGGTTCGCAAGGTACGCCGACCAAGCCCAGCACAAAGAAAAAGCGTCTTGAGTTGAACAAGCTGCGCGTTCTGGTTGCCGCCACCGATGAGCTTCTTGGCGACTCTTCTGCCATGAGTTCGCATCTCACCCAAACGATGCGCGATGCCGTTAACTGGAAGGTTCAGGATGCAATAGTCAACGGTTCCGGAGCCGGTGTACCTCTAGGGCTCACCAAGGGTCCGGCAATCGTCACGCAAACCAAGGAATCCGGGCAGGCTGCTGACACGATCGTGGCGGCTAACATCGCGAAGATGTACGCACGCGGCCTTGGTGGCGCTGGCGCCAGCTTCGTCTGGCTGATCAATCCGGATGCGTTCCCGCAGATCATCACCCTGACGCTGAACAATAACCCCATCTTCATGGCGAACAATCAGGGTATCAAGAACGCGCCCGACGGGTTCCTGATGGGGCGGCCAATCATCCTGACCGATACCTGCCAGACGCTCGGAAACCTGTACGACATCGTGTATGCCAACATGAACGGGTACCGTGTCATCACGAAGTCCGCCGGCGCGCAATTCTCTACCTCGATGCATCTCTGGTTCGATCAGGACATCCAGGCATTCAAGCTGGTGGTGCGCATGGACGGACAGCCGCAACTGTCTGCCCCGGTTACTCCGCCCAATAGCTCTGTGACTCGCAGCCACTTTGTAACCCTCGAAGCCCGATAAAAGGATACCGAACATGAATCCACGTTTGATTGACCACGTTAAAACGGTGATGGGTTGCGCCCCTGCGGCCCTGACATCGACTGCTGGGGATGGTGATTACGTCAGCCTGAAGAACTTTTCTAAGCTGCGTATCACGCTCTCGGTTTTGAATGCCGGCGCTAGTGTTACTGGCGGCACCATTACTCTGAAGCAGGCTCAGGCCGT